TGGACAACCAGGTATGAGTATAAAAAGACAAAATGATGCTAGACGAAGATCATTCAATGCAAGAATGGGAGCCGTGTTAGACAAAGTCAAAGGACAAAAAACACTGAGCCCTGCATACTGGTCAATCCAAGCATGGAAAAAGGATTTTAAAATATAATGGCTTTGACAATACCACAAGCATTGAAAAGAATAGATCAAATCATGAATCAAGTTCAAGATCAATTTGTTGAAGAAGGTTCAAGAACAGTTAGATCTAAAACTCCTGTGAGAACAGGCAAATTGCAAAATGGTTGGAACACAAAGTCAGCACCATTTGGTAGACAAGCATCTATTGACAACAATGTGCAATATGCTAACTATGTAGAAAATGGATCACCCACTGTGAGACCTTACAAGATGGCGGCACAAACAGTACAAACATTAAGATCACAAGCAGACAGCATTGTGAGAAAGGCAGTGAAATAATGACATACCAAGCAGAAAGAGCCAGCATTGAACAAAGACTGTTAAACAATCTTTCCAGTGTGTATGTTCAATTTGACAATGTGCTGGGTTTGGTAGACAGTGCTGGAAATACCTTGGACAATGAACAGAATTTAACAGAATGGGTAAGATTAACCATTTTAACCAATGACAGCCAACAGGCAGAATTGGGCACAAAATTTACAAGACAAGAAGGACTCATAAGTGTCCAAGTATTTGTAAAAACAGGCACTGGAACACAAAGAGCCCGTGTTTTAGCAGAGTCTATAAGAACTATATTTCACATAGTTCAATTTGATGATATAACAACAAGGGCTGGAACAATGACTGTGATTGGAGAACAAACAGGCACAACTGACACTGATAATTTCTATCAGATTAACTTAGATTTTCCATATCATAGGCATCAATCATAAATATATTAGGAGAAACTAACTATGACAATACCAAGTGCAAGTTTAACAGAAATATTAATTAGCGGTGAATCTGCATTAGGAACTGCTTCAGGAAATGTTGCTGTATTAAGAGTAACATCTGAATCATTAGTACCAGCAGTATCAACTATCGCTTCAGAAGAAATTGATTCAACAAGAAATGTATCAGATTTAAACAAAGTATCTTCCATGGGTGAAGGTGAAATTGAATTTGAATTTAAAGATGATGCACCAACTGATATTTTATTACAAAGTTTAATTGGAACAACAGCAGGTAATGTTGCTGTAGGTCTTGTAGATGATACAGATTATTTCAATGGTACTACACAATCAAGTTTCTCAATTGAAAAGAAAACAACAGATGGTTCAACACCACTATACCAAGAATACAATGGTATGGTTCCAAGCACACTTGAATTGACAGCAGAGTCAGGATCATTTGTAACAGGCACAGTTGGTTTTATGGGTTCTACTGTGAATACTATGTCAGGTTCAGCAAGTTTGACAGCAACAGATGACGCAACAGAAACAACACCATTCACAACAGTTGACACAAACACAACTGTTCTTTATGATGCTTCAGCAGATTCAGTGACATACGCAGACTATGGTGCTTTACCTGGTTCAGCAAAAGTCACAGCATTTTCAATTTCAATTGACAATGGTTTAAGAGCACAAACACAAATAGGTTCAACAGATTTAGCAGGTATTGGTGCAGGTAGATTCACAGTAACAGGTTCACTGACTGTTTATGCAACCAATGAAACATTATTCAACAACTACATCAACACAACAAAATTTGGTTTGATGTTCCAAGTTGGTGACAGCACAAACAATTATAGATTCTATCTACCAGAAGTAAAACTTACTTCTGCTCAAGTTTTAGCAGGTGGTAATGATGAAGATGTGTTAATGGAACTAGAATGGCAAGCAGTTAAATCAACTATTTCTGGTGTCAACAGTGATGTTCCATTTACAATGAAACTTGTTAAAAACGAAGCATAATAATTAAAAACAAATAGGAAAAAAAGGCAATGGATTTTACAAAGAAGTTTGGTTCGCTTGATCCAAAGGTTCAAGCAGAATGGATTGATTACGATGGCAGTCGTTTCTTGATTGCACCAGCCAACAATATTGCATTCAAAAACAAAACATTAGAAATGTTTAAAATGGGTGAAATACAAAGTGGTGGTTTAGATAATCTTTCAGCAAAACGAGTTATTGAAATAGAAGCAGAAGTAAAAGCACACACTATTTTATTAGATTGGGAAAAGGTTGAAGACCATGGTGCACCTGTTCCTTACAACACAGAAAAAGCCAAAGACATGATTGTGAATTATGAATCATTTAGACAATGGCTTGATACTGAATCAATCAAACTGGCAACCAAAAAACAAGATCTAAACGACAGCAAAAAAAAGACCTAAAAAAGGTAGTTGAGTGGTTGGCCGTATGGGGTCCACACTCAGACATACCTGAAGTACGGCAAAAAGCCCCTACCTATGCCAGTCATTTGGACATTTATATCACTGCTTTCAATATTTTATCAAGTGATAGGTTAAATACATTTGGTGGAATTGGACCAATCTCTTTCACTGCAATGGTTGAATTTTGTAAATGGGCAGGCATCAAAGACCAACAAGAGTTTATCAATACCTTACAAGAGTTAGACCAACACTATGTCCTTACTGTTCACAAACAGGAGGAAAAAAGGAGTAAAAGTTTAACGAATGGCCACAGAAGTAGTAAATCTAAAAATAACCGTAGATAGTTCAGGTGCTGTTAATTCAGTCAAGAACTTAAAAACACAATTAGGCGGTGTTAATAAGAATTTTGGTACCACAGGTGTAGCAGGAGCGGCCGCATTTGGCAGAGTCAAAGGTGCTATTGCTGGACTTGGTTTGGGTCTATTGATAAAAGAAGTAGCACAAACATCAGCAGAATTTGAAGATTTACAATTGGCTTTGAATGCTGTATTTGGTGGAGTAGATGAAGGTGCCGCGGCATTTGATAGAGTCAAAGACATAGCAGGCAAACTGCCATTAGACATTGACCTAATCACATCAGCGTTCACACAATTAAAAGGTGCTGGTATTGAACCCACAGAAGAATTATTATTGAGTTTCTCAGATGCGGCTTCCGTGTCCACAGACAAGGTTGGTGCATTCCAATCATCAATTGATTTGTTTACCAGAACCATGCAAGGTGGTTTGGGTCTTGAAGAATTACAGAGATTACAAGACAGAGGTTTACCTGTATTTGATGTACTAAATGAAAAATTAGGTATTGTCAGAGGAGAAGTTAGTAATCTAGGTAAGACGGCAGAAGGTGCCAAACAGATCAGAGATGCACTGTTTGAAGGCTTTGATGAGAGATTTGGTGGTGCCACAGAAGTAGCCTTAACATCACTATCAACAAGATTTTCAAACTTTGGTGATGCAATGAAAAAAGCGGCTGTTGCCTTTGGTGGTAAAGGTGAGGGTGGTTTCCTAGATGGACTGGCAGAAGCCACAGGTGGCTTGACAGAATTTATTGGAGAGAATGAAGATCTAATTGCCGCATTTGGTAGATTGATTGGACAAGGTCTAAATCTAGTAATTGATGCATTTGGTATATTGTTTGATGTAATTAGAACAGTAGTAGACATAGTCAAATCAGCAATAGAAACATTCACAGGTTTTATACAAACAATCAAAGATGTGGGCACAAGCATTGTAGAATTTAAAGACAAAGTGGTTGGCAAATTTGAAGAAATGAAAACTGGCATTTCTGAAAAAATGAGCAGTATCAAAGACACAGTGGTTGGTTACTTCAGTGACACAGAACATGAAGTGGTTGGTGGATCAATTGTACCAGACATGGTCAATGGTGTGTTAGCAGAATTTAGTAGAATGGAAACAGGTGTGATACAGACCACACAATCAATGACCACAACAACCACAGCCATAATTGGCAATGGTTTTCATCAAGACAACATGAACAGAATACTTGTTGATCCTGTTAGACACACAACTGGAATAGTTAAATCAGAATTTGGTTCATTGGAAAGTGCTATATCAGGAAATGTTTCTGGTATCTTGTCAGGATCTAAATCAATCAAATCAGCATTGTTAGACATTGCCAAAACAGTGGCCACAAAAGGTATCACCAATGTGTTAATGGGTATGCTTGGTGGCGGCGGTGGCGGCATGGGCGGCAGTATTTTAGGATCATTGGCAAGCAGTTTCTTTGGAGGTTTCTTTGCAGACGGTGGTTATCTACCAAGAGGCAAAGTAGGAATTGCAGGGGAAAAAGGCGCAGAGTTGATAACTGGTCCAGCAAGAGTTATACCAATGAACAAAACAGGTTCAGTTTCTCCTGTGTTTAATTTCAATATCACAGGCGGAGTAAGTAGTAACACAAGAACAGGCACAGTGACACAACAAGATTTAAACAACATGGCTGGTAGAATACTTGAAGAAAGTATTGCTATAATGAGTCAAAGGAGATTTGCATAATGGCGGCTAACACAGCATCAAACATACATCCGTCACCAACGGATACTAATTCAAATGTTATATCATATGGTCCGTCACCAGCATCAACTGTAGAAACAGAAACTAGAATGACCATTGTAGAATTTTCAGATGGGTTTTCACAGA